AGCTATGAGTCTATGTACCGGCTTATGCAGGACGGCCCTATTATGCCTAAGCATCATGGCGGCGGTGTTGCAGAAGACTTTATGCAGACTCCTGATGCTACTAAGCTTAACCGCTTTGGGCAGACTCTTGAAGACGTTCAAAATAAAGTGCTTGATAACGATACGTTCTCTCTGAATAACCTTGCGGCAACGCGGGATAACTTCAGCCGTACCGCACTCGCTATCGATCACGCTATGAAGGGCAAGTTCAAGGATATCCACGATCTTAAAGCGTCGATGGAAGAAAAGGTTCTTAGCTGGATTCCTACGTCTACTGACTTCACGGCAAAGGAAGCTAAGTACGTTCGACCGGCATTCATGTACTACACATGGCTCCGTGGTATTACACCACGCATTGTAGACACGATGATGAATAAGCCGGGAGTCGCCCTTATCCCACAGAAGGCGCTTTATGAGTTCGCTAAGACTCAAGGAGTCGATCCTACAAGTCTTGGCAACCCATTTCCACCCAATGCCCAGATGCCCAGCTATTACTACGACAATGTTATCGGCCCTCTTATGAAGGGTGAAGGTAAGTCCCTGTGGGGAATTAACTTCGCTAACCCGGTAACAGATGTTATGGACCAGTTGGGAGCGGGAGTTACGGCGGGAGGATTGTTGAATGGTTCTTCGGAGCTTAATATGGGTAAGACAGTTCTCGGGGCGGCTAGTCCGTTTGCAAAGATTCCTATCGATCTGGCTACTGGAACAAGTAATGGCGTGCCTATTACTGATCCGGCCCAGTACGTTCAGGACTCTTTGACTGGCTCCTACGGTGGACTTCTTTCTAAAATGACTGGTAAGAACATTACTGGTCAGGGTAGAACGGATACTGCCAATGGCGCTATGCACGGAGAAAACCAATCCAACGTAGCCGCCCTTCAAATCGCTAACTTCCTTAGCGGTCTGAAGATCACCGACTACAATAGCCCGGCCGCTCAGCGATCCTATGTAGGAGAGCAGAAGGCAAAGTTCTCCGCTAGTAAGGCGGATTATCGAAGGAATTCATAGTGGCAGATATGGCTACGCCTATCTCGGCTGACCCTTTTGGTCTAGGGGCAGCCGCTAAGAGCCCTGTGGTATCTAAGTATATGCAAGGCACTCAGAGTCACTTTGATTCTATGCCAGCCCCTCAGTCTAATACTGGGGGGCTGGCACAGCCTACTCCCGCTTTAGGTCAAGCACAGGCTCCTGATACCAATAACTCCCCGGCACAATCTAATATCGCTAACACTCCCGGTCAGGTTACTGGCACGACAATTAGACCCGCTAATGCCGATGAACTCGGTCTTAACGGGGACCCTATTGCAAATATGGGTAAGGCGGCAAATGGTATTGTTAATACCCAAGTCCAGAAGGTTAATGCCGCTCGGGATGCCGCTAATAAAGCTTTGGGGCTGGATACGTCTAACCTCGGCCCTATGTCCTCAGATGGAAGCTATAGCGGACCTATTAAGGGGCTCGACGGGGAACAGTCCAATAACGCTCAGGCTATTATTCGGGCGGGTAAAGCAAGAGGTCTTAGTGATAGCGATATCCAAATCGGTATTATGACCTCTCTCGCTGAATCCGGTCTGCGGAATATCAACGGCGGCGATCAGGACAGTCTCGGGTTGTTCCAACAGCGCCCCTCTCAGGGCTGGGGAGCGCCCGGACAGGTCCTCGATCCTAACTACGCGGCAGGAACCTTCTTCGACCATTTGAGCGCGGCACAGGGCGATACACCGTGGGCCAAGGCTCAGGCGGTCCAGAGAAGTGCTTTTAGTGACGGCTCTAATTATGAAGCGCAATATGCAAGAGCACAGCAGATTATGTCCTCTTATAATGAGGGTGCGAGAAGTTCGCCTACTCTTACAGGAAACGGCTCTGCCCAATGGATTACGTCTAATACTAATAGGTATCTGGACTATGACCATGCTTATGGCGCTCAGTGTGTAGACCTCTACGACTTCTATACCACAGGGTTTGTCGGAGGTCAGGCACCGATGGTTGGTTATGCTCAGGAGATATGGCAGAACCATGATCCAAAGGTATATCAGCAAGTCGCTAATAACCAGAAGACGCAAATGGGCGACGTTGCGGTATGGGGTGCTGGCGGAAATACTCCTATGTCCCATGTTGGAATCATCATCCAGGATTTGGGAAATGGGTTCGTAAAGACCCTAAGTAATAACGCTACGAGTGCCGGTAATAAAGGTACGAGTGCTGTGGTGACTCTTTCCAAGGCTTCTTTGCTTGGATATCTTCGACCTAGAAAGCTGATGTAATGAACGATCACTTTAAGAATACTGCTAAAGCCTATGCCTCTGGCCTTACGGCTTTTCTCGGGAGTGTCTTTGTAACTCTCGGCGCACAGCCTATTAATCGACAGGGTATTGAATATATCCCTCAGATTGGTTGGCTTAGCATTGCCCTGTTCGTGCTTGCCTCTTACGGCTTCACCTACGGGATACCTAACCAGACTCCGGCGGTGCCTGTTGATCCCTCTGTGGATAGTTCAGCGCCGCCGAAGCAGGGCGCTCATGTGGCCTAATCCCTGATAACTTGCCCTAGACGCCCTGAAGGCCGGTAGCTCTTGCGGAGCTACCGGCCTTACCCTTTGATTCTATAACGACTTTGGGATCAGGCGCAACCCCAAATGACTACTTGTTTTTGGCCCTTGACACAGACCGGACTACTTGGTTCCTGACTTGCGCCTACTCTATGCCACGGTTAAGATGTACTCATGGGAATAGGGGAAGCGCCAGCGGTGACTGGACGCAAACGGTCTGAATGGTCTAAAGAGGGTAAGTGCAACGAATACCCTCGTTTGTTTACAGGTGATGAATCAAAAGGGAGGATGGAACTAACGCGGCCTATATGCGCCGCTTGCCCCGTAGCTACCGAATGCCTTAATTATGCAGTAGCTCACGACATGTGGGGTATCTGGGCGGGTACCACAACTAGAAGTCGAAGAGCGATTCCAAAAGATCAACTGACGCTAATGATTGCTCTGGTTCCAGAGATTGAACCTTCTTTCCAGTCGTATTTGAAGAAGGAAGAGCCGGTTGTTCTGACGAAACCAAAGAAGATAACGTTTCCAACTGGCGCTCCAAAGGTTCTGGCGAAACCGAAATCCGATAGTCCTCTTCCGAAGCCGCTGAGTTATCCTGATTCCGGTAATAAGGGGACTTTGGTACGAATGGTAGAATCTCCGGTAGAGCAATTGAATATCCTAGATCAGCTTCTGCTTGGGCTACAATCGCTTTCATCGCTTGGAGAGCTTTCAGCGGGATAGTCTTAGGCTCTGCCTGAATCTCCCACTTTTCTTTACGGCGGTCCCTACTAGGACGCCATGTAATCCCGAAGTGTTTTCTCAAATGAATGATCGCACACTCATTACCGCAGTATCCCACAGACTTATAAAGAGTCAAGAAAGGTTCATTGCATTCTTTACATCGCTTAGTCACCCTTGGACTCAGCGGATATTCCAAAGCGTAGAGAACGGCCTCCCCCCTGAAGCGAACTCGCTCAGGGGGGTCTTTCTTTTCCTCTTCGTCTGGAAGGATATCGAACTCTTCCTTCTTAACACCGTGCTTAGCGAGAAGTTCCGCAATCTTATCGTCTACAGCGCCCACTATTCTTTATCCCCTTTGATAACCTTGAAAGTAACTACACCGTCTTTTGCTGGCGGGGTTCCCTTATAGAAAGACGGATGCAGGCTGGCATTTAGCTGATCCGTAAACACGTCCTGTAGTAGCCGCTGATATCCCTTCATAAAGCCGTCAGCACGGGGCTTTAGCCGCTCCTGTGGGAAGAAATACTTCGGGTCGATATCTTCTTTAGTCAGATCATTACCGCTGAGTTGAAGTGTCGTTGCCTTATCCCAGTAGACATAGGTATCTTTGACGATATTCACTTCGCTTACCGTGGTATCGCCATACTCACTATCAGGAATTACAACCGTCAATTCGGGATCGAATTCCTGAAGCTTCGCAATGAGGTCTTTTACTTTCATTAGAACATCTCCAAGAAGTCGTCGAGGTTAAAGTCTTTTGTCAGCGGTGCATTAAGTGCCAACATGACGTCATGCCGCATTGGCATTAGACAGTTAGCGCACCTTTCAAAAACGATTTCCCCTGTTTTAATGTAATCCCAAGCAGGTCCACACCTACCGCATCGACATATATCCGCATAGACGCGGGGAGATACTGGTTTAGGATTGATCCTCTTAGAGACGAATTCTTGTGCAAGAGGCTCACTGGTAAAAGAGCCCAACCTGATCCCCAGCGGGTTGCTATATACGTTGTATTGGGTAGGCCAGGCTCTTTTTCCATCACGCATCTTCTTGTGGTAGTCACTGGGAGATATCTCCAGATCAGGCGCGATCCGGTAATCTTCGGGATTAAGATAGATATTGCTCATTAGGTCAGCCATTACTTCTTTACCTTCCTCCACTCTATTCCCTGTTCCGCGAATAGAATGGCCTCTAGGGCTGTGGGACTTAGATTCTGTTCGATAAGGAACCAGCGTCCGTGGTTATACGCATCGATCCGGTGCGTTTGATCTTTAGGCGTTTTACTGGTGATCTTAGCCCCGGTAGCCGCCTGCTGTTTCCGCTTATCAAAGGGCATGTATTCGGTAAAGGGAATGTTCCGCATCTGAGCGAAGAACTTCACCTTACCAACATTCTCCACAGTGATAAGCGGAATACCGACGTTTTGTGACTCTTGGCCGGGACGAATCTTATAACCCTCTACGACAACGTGATCGATAGGGTTTTTCTCAAAGTCCCATGCCATAAGGAATCCGGCGAGGTCTTGGGTATCTCCCCACAGAAGGACCTTCTCGGGATTCTGATAACACCAGCCTGAGCCCGACTTAGGGCCACCCTTGTCTTTACCGGGGTCAACTGATAAGACCCTCATTTTGGACTCTCCTCATAGCACTTAGCGGTGCAGAAATAGCGGCCACGACCGTCGGTATAGGTGTTAAAGTCTTTAGGGAAGCCATGCTCAAATCTAATAGTCTTTTTGCATGAGGCACATGAGGTCCCAGCTTCGCCCGACTGCTTTGCTACATCGTTACCGTAGCCCCTTTCGATATCGAGCTTGATCTGTTCCTTCTCGGCTTGGAGCCTCACTACAGTATCGTCGATATTCTTCAGTCGCTCTTCCCGGTCCTTCTTATCCTGAAGAACAAGAGCGACAAGCTGTGGGGAGATATACCGGGCAATGGCCTTAGCCTGCGTCTGGCAATCAGGGCAGTTGGCATTGAATACGCCTACCGCGTCAAACATGTGAATAGCGTGTGCGGGATTCTTTTCGCTGGCGCGAGAGTATACGTTCATTATTTAACCCAACTGTGTGCGTCCACCGCAAGGTGGACTCCGAAATTTGGACGTGTCATAATCTCTGCTATCTGTGGCAGGAATTGATCTTCCATACCTTCACGAATCTCCCATACCAGCGAGTCGTGAACCTGAAGAAGTAAGCGGCTATCGTCGCAGTTCACTTCCCTGTCGCAATCATTCATTACCATCTTTACCAAGTCACTAGCGCCGCCTTGGATATAAGAGTTGAACGCCTTATAGTATTCATCCTTCGGATAGCGGAAATGCCTACGCCGACCGGACCAGATATCTACATATCCCTTGACCTTAGCCTGTCGCCCATAGGCTTGACCTGCCGCCTTTAGGTTAGGGTAGGTGTCATAGTAGTTATCGATGATATCTTTTGCTTTACCGGCTGTGACTCCAAAAACAGTTTTAATTCGGCCAACTCCGCCACCATATTGGATGGTATAGTTGAGGGTCTTGGTAGGGTTTCGCTCCATGCCAAGCTTAGCCGCCATTTCAGAGAAAACGTCCCGCGAGTCGTCGTTAAAGATTTCGAGTAGGGAATCCTCTTTAGCCGCCGCAGCTGCCAATCTGAATTCAAGTTGACTGTAGTCGAGTTCCCAAAGCTTGTATCCCTCTGCGGGGATAAGGCAAGACTTAACCGCTCCATTCCACGGTTTGTTTGTTTCTTTAGGGATTTGTTGCAGGTTAGGGTCAGCACAAGAGAATCGCCCGGTAACGGTTCCGTGGGGTTTGTATTCAGCACGAAGACGTCCATCACTCTCAACGAATCGTTGATAGGGTATATAGTAACCAGATACTGCTTTTTGCCAACCTCGATATTCGAGAATTTTCTTCGCAAGGTCACTTTCAGCACTTACCCTTTCAAGCTGAAGCTCATAAACTTTCATGGCTTCTTTGTCAAAGGTGATTCGTTTCTCACCCTTCTTATTAATTTTATACTGAGGCTCTAGTCCGAGGTCGTCCAGAAGAGTTTTCTTAAGCCAGATAGATGAACTGGGTTTACCGCCTAGATCATCTTCCAACTCAACCAGAACTTGCTCGCCTTTAAGCTGTTCAAAGCGACACCGCGGCACGTCGATACGGACACCATAAGACCGCATCTTGGAAAGAACATTGATATTAGGCGCTTCAATATCCTTCCAGAACTTAACAAGCTCGGGTCGGAATTCTTTATGCTTAGTCTCTGCAAGAAAGACTTCAAGGTGACCGGCGGCATCCTGCTGTGCGTAGTGGTACATAAGATCAGAAGACATTCCTGCCCAACCCCACGCCAGCATTGCCAATTCAAACTCAGGTGACTTCTCTTTGACTTCATAGCCGAGCCACCGTTTAGCACTTGCATCCAGAGAATAGACGGGATGATTTTCGTTAATCAGGTGGTCAATTCTCTGCGCGCAGAAGAATGTCTTTATTTCGTATCCGAGTTGTCGGAGGACACTAAGATCATAGACGGCGTTGTAGAGAACAAGTACCTTCCGCGTGACCAGATCAAGAATCTTTTTCCAGTCAGCTTCTTCAAGGTTCTCGCCCCTGATATGGTTACAGGGAAAGTAACCTTTAATAACTCCGAAGTCTGATTCAAAGGCGATGGAGAACCCAAGGTTCTTATCTTCACCTGAATAAACCCGTAGTCCTTGATTCTCTGTATCGAAACCAACGATCGTCGCTTTCTCGATAAGGTTAACCCATTGCTCCAAAGCCAAATTGCTGAAGGGGATTTTCTTCCCCATTGTTATCGTCACTGGTGGACTCCTGTTCTGTCTCAATCTCAAAGGTAAACTGATCTTTACCGTTCAAGATAAGAGGCTTGGGACTCGCGCCTACACGAGTCTTTAGGGCGTGAAATTCTGTGAACCTCTTATTAGGAGGATTCCACAGGGCTGTCATACTGGCGAAGTCTGTGGTACCAAAGGTGTTACCGTAGAAATCGTCGATAGTCGGGGCGCTATTCTTATTAAGCTCGCTCCCCTTCTTGTTGTGGTGAATCAGCATGAAAGTGATACCGCTCTTATTCAATGCCGACTTCAGCTTACCCATGATCTGCTTAGCCACCTTCTCACCAATCTCTTCATGAGATAGTGAGGACATAGCATCGATAATCATAAAGTCAGGCTGGTGACTTTCCAACAGATAGTCGAAGAACAACGCACCGTCGGGACTAGCCAAAGCCAAAGGCTCTCCCTGTGGGACCAAGAGGAACCGTTCTTCTATTTCGTCTATGTCCATGCTGGAAGATTCCACCAATGACTGCACGAAGTATTTCAGGATAGGACCGCCCATTTCGAGTGATAGATACATCACCTTCATAGGACCGGCCAGATTCTTGAAGCCTAAGAAGTCCTCACCTGAAGCAAGGCACTTAGCAAGCTGAAGGGTAAGACGGGACTTACCGACACCGGGCCGGGATGAAATAGAGTTGATAGAGTTCTTAGTAATCAACCCATCGAGAAGCCAGTCGAACTTGAAATCTGACGCAAGGAATTCCTTGATCGTATAGACCTGCTTGATATCGTCCTGAGCCATTTCCACAGCGAAGACTTCTGTGGGGTATTTAAGCCTAGCCCTATTAATGAACGCTACCATTTGCTTATCTCGGTCGTGCCTACCTACGAACTTTTCCCAACGTTCGTCACAGTCATTAATGACCGCATACATAGCCTCATCTGTCATACCTACTTCGGCACAGAAGTAAGCAAGACGCATCATAGTTAGGCCACGGTTTTCGTAATCACCGGAGGCATCTTTCCAGAATGCTTTCTTATCCATCTTCAGAATATCAAGGTGGACGTTATCCCACGGATACTTAGCCAGCACGTCGCTGATAGCGGGAATGTCACCGAACTCAATCATTTCGGTGATCTGCTTCTTAACGGCAGGCAAGTCGCCAAAGGCTGTGGGAGAATGCACTACTCGGGAGAAGTGTGCAATGGTAACCATAGGCGGCGTACCGTCTTTGGTTCTGCGTTCAGGCTTATGGTTGTGGGTATAAGGAGGACGGAATACGTGATCGATATTCCAACATGCCTTATCAGCGCCTAGGTAATAGGCCAATCGACGATTCAGGTCTTCAATGATATCGGACGGATAGAACTTATCAAGAATCCAATACCAGTGCTCAGCGCCTTTCTGAGAGCTTTGCAGGCGGTACGTGGGCTCAGGGAGGTTTAGCTCCTTCAGGAGCGCCAGTGCCGCGTCAGGGGCGCTCTGAGAGTCCTTGTAGCCGTCTAGGTCCACTACCAATACGCGGGAACCCTTGGCATTAGCCTTATCCTTAGCCGACGGAT